AACAGTCCATAAAATTCCTAATTGCATGATTATTGAGAGGACATTGCTATGAGTACGAACTGGTATTACAATGACGATGGCGATAATGTGGGAGACACAAGTTGGGATTATTATAACCCAGACATTATGGAGTCTATGGGATTTGAATGGGAAGACTATGATGGTTGGGAAGAGGAGGACGCCTAATGGCTAGAGTGCTTGTAATCGGCGACACGCACGCTCCAGCAATGCGTGAATCATATCCAGACTTTTTGGAGGACATGTATGAAGCTTGGAATTGCGATCGTATCGTGCATATTGGCGACGGTGCTGACTTTCACGGGATTAGTTATCATCTTAAGCATACCGACCTCCCAAACATTGATCGGGAAATTGAGCTTGCTGCAACTCAGCTCGCTACTCTTTACGAGCGGTTTCCTAATGTTGATTATCTCACTGGCAACCACACTGACCTTCCCAACCGACAAGCCCAAGGAGTTGGACTGCCAGCAAAGATGATGAGGACATTGGGAGAGATTCTAGATATGCCAGAGGGTTGGAATGTCCATCCTCGTTTCTATGATCTCATGATTGACGGTGTGATCTACAGACATGGTGATAAGGGCAAGAGTAATGTATTCAACTCTGCTCGTGCTCAGGCCGACGCTGAGCACAACAGTGTAGTTTGTGGTCACTTTCACCAACAAGGAGGTATCAGCTTCGGTGCGAATGCCAAGCATAGATGGTTCGGAATGCAAGTCGGATGTGGATGCGAGACGAATAGTCCGTATCTTCGCTATGCCAAGCAGTATGCTGGCAAGCAAATCGTAGGTTGTGGTATTGTTCTTGATGGAGAGTTTCCCATCTTTGAACCAATGCCGCTGGAACAATACTAGTCTGTTGACTTTACTGAAAGGATCTCATATGAGCAAGTTTGTAACTGATCGTCTTACCGTTAACTACGCCTACCTCAACAAGCCCGATGACAAGTTTGGTGCAGATGCTGCCAACTTCAATGTCACTGTTCCTCTGACTGATAGCATTCAGCAGCAGGTCAAGGATGCAGTAGCCAGCACTGGTGCCAAGAAGGTCAACGGTGTCTATGAGAAGGATGGTGAGAAGTTCATCAAGTTCAAGAACCGTATTCTTGTACGAGATGGTGCCAAGTCATTCCCCTGTGTTGATTCACAGAACAAGCCAACCACGGCTACCGCCTCTAGCGGTGACGTTGTGAAGCTGCTCCTCAGCCCGGTGCTTATCAAGCGTGATAACTCACTGAGCATCTATCTTGATGGTGTTCAGATCATCGAGAAGAACAGCAGCTTTGGAGGTGGCGGTGTTGGATTCGATGTAGTCGAGGACGGCTTCACCGACAACAGCCCCGTGGCTCAGACCATCCCTGATGAACCGGCACCCATCGCTGACGAGGACGGCGATGATGATCTCCCGTTCTGATGCATGTCCCTAAGGGATCTATCACCGTTAGTGTTCAGCCCATTACGAAGCCAGTCTGGCGTCCTTCATTCCGTGGGCAGGGTGGTAGCTGGGGATCTAAGACATACCAGAAGTTTCTGAAGGAAATCACGCAACCTCTCAAGGAAGCGTGTAGAGACATCGACATTCTTTGGGAGCCTCTTGAGGTCTGGCTTGATGTCAGGCCCAAGAGCCCCAAATCGTCGAAGTTTCCTTTCCCTCAGGGAGATGTCGATAACTTCAGTAAGGCTATCCTCGACGCCTGTACTGATGTTCTATGGATTGATGACTGGCAGATTCAGGATGAGCATATTCATAAGGAATGGGCTAAGCCTGGAGAAGACGGTTACTTCAAGGTATCGTGGCGTGTATTGCCTATTCCCACTGATGAGTGGGTTATCTTTAACGAACGTAAAGTTCAATGGGAGCTAGCAAATGAAGAAGACTGAATTTATGGAAGAAATTGCTGAGTACCTTTATCTTACTTCTTCTCTCAATATTGTTGAAGCAGAGGATGAGGCAGAGGAAATCATGGAGGACATCTATGGGTGAGATCTGGGATAACAAGCACGCTAAGCGTCAGAAGCGTGCAGCTGATATCATGAGAGGAAACACTGGTGGCAAGGGTGACAAGCGTCGTCCTACTAATGAGTCAGCATTCTCTCTTGGTATGAAGCTAGTTAAGATCGCAGATAAGCATGGTAAGGATTCTGACGAATATCGAGCAACCGAAAAGGCATGGCGTGAAGCCGTGAAGAAAGGACACTGAATGGATGACACTCTAAGCGAAAGCGTGGTGGTTGGTCGTGAAGCCTGTCCTAAATGCAGGACAAATGGTAATGATAATTCTGGAGATAACCTAGCACGATACAGTGATGGTGGAGCTTTCTGCTTTGCGTGCCAGTACTTTGAACGTGGAGACGGGACAGTATCTGATACGCCCACTACCAAGTCCGACTTTAAAGTCTATCGTGGACAGATCAAGTCACTTGACCACCGACGTATTGATACTAAGCCCTGTCGTGTGTACGGATATCAGACAGCCAATATCAAGGATAAGGATATTGAGATTGCTAACTACTTCAAGGATGGTCAGCTGGTTGCTCAGCACATGCGTGGACCAGAGAAGACCTTTCACTGGGTAGGTAGTCCTCGTGGATGCGAGCTGTTTGGTCAGCACCTATGGGGTCAGGGTGGTAAGAAGCTGGTCATTACTGAGGGAGAGATCGACTGTCTCTCTGTCGCTCAGATGCAGGATTGCAAGTGGCCTGCCGTATCTCTACCCAACGGTGCTGCTGGTGCAGTACGGGATATCAAGAACAATCTAGAGTTTGTTAACTCGTTCGATGAAGTCATCTTGATGTTTGATATGGATGATCCCGGACAAGCAGCAGCCAAGGCAGTAGCCGACATTCTACCTCCGGGTAAGGCGAAGATCGCCTCGCTACCCTACAAGGATGCTAATGAGTGTCTAGTGCAGGGAAGTAGTCGTGCTATTATTGATGCTATCTGGCAGGCTAGAGTCTATTCCCCTGATGAGATTCTACATGTCAGCAGCATTGTCGAACGCAGTACTGAAGTAGTCAACACCAAGGTATGGCCGTTTCCATTCAAGAGTCTTACTCGATTCTTGACTGGTCAGCGGTCTGGTGAGATTACCTTGTATGCTTCAGGTACTGGCTCTGGTAAGTCTACCTTTCTTCGTGAGCTTAGTTATCACCATCTCAAGCAGGGCCGTAGTGTTGGCATGATCATGCTTGAGGAATCGCCAGAGGAAACAATGGATGACATGATTAGCTTGATCATCAATAAGCCAGTCAGAAAGATTAGATCTACCCGAATGATGAATGAGCTGCTTGTTCAGATGGGTGAATCAAAGATTGACATGGACATTATTGACGACCTATCTGATGAAGAGTATGCTAAGGCACGTAAGGAGTTAGCAGATACAGGATTGTATATCTACGATCACCTTGGCAACAATGCCATGGCTAGCTTGATGGCACGAATGGAGTACATGGCAGTATCTCTTGGTGTTGATGTCATCATGCTTGATCACATTACAGCAGCAGCTGCTGGACTGATGGGCACTACCCAGAAGGATGTTGAAGGTGGTGGCTCTGAGCGTCTTATTATTGATTCTATGATGAGAGACATGAGATCTCTCGCAGTACGAACGGGGGTTCATATTGATGTCGTATCACAACTCAAGAAGACAGACAAAGCTTTTGAAGAAGGATCTCGTATCACGATGCAGGATCTTCGAGGTTCTGGAGCTCTTGCTTCTGTTCCAAATACTGTTATTGCTCTGGAGCGTGATCGACAAGCTCCTGACACTAGAGTAGCAAACACTACTACAGTAAGAGTACTTAAGAACCGGCTCGACGGTCGAGCTGGTGTTGCATCTGCCGTGTTCTTTAGTCATGAATCTGGTCGCATGGAAGAGACTGAATTCGTGGTACAAGATGATGGTAGTATTGGCTTCAAGCCGGAGGGCGAAGGCAACTTTTAAATCATCAATCCCTATTGAAAGGTAACTGATGAGACTATGTTACGATTGTGAGGCAAATGGGCTTGTTAACTACGAGCTTGATAACAAAGGAAACATGAAGGCAATTGCTGATCGTATCCACTGTATTGTTGTACAGGATATTGATACAGGTAAGGTTTGGCAGTTCAAGCCTGGTCAGCATGAAGAAGCAGCAAATCTTCTTCGCAAGGCAAGCGTTGTTGTTGGTCATAACATCATTGCTTATGACAATCCCTTGATGAAGAAGCTTGCTGGTCTACAGCTTTCTTGTAAGATTATTGACACACTGGTTGTAGGTAGGCTGATGCATCCTGATCGCACCAATCTACCCAGTGGCTTGAAGGGTCACAGCTTGAAGGACTGGGGTGTCTATGTTGGTTGTCACAAGATGCAATATGACAACGGATGGGAATTATACAGTGAAGAGATGCTTACTTACTGTACCCAAGATGTTGCATCCAATGTCGCTATCTTTCGAGTTCAAGAGGAGTGGATCAATGCTAACTGGAAGCTTGTTAACTTCGAGCAGCAGGTAGCCCAGATCTGTCAGGAGATGGCTGAGACAGGCTTTGGCTTTGATCTCCAGTCAGCTATGGCTCTGGAGTATCAGTACTCAGCCCGCAAGGCTGAGATCGAGGATGAGCTGCGGCAAGTCTTTCCTACTATTGTTCAGGAACGATACAGTGACAAGACTGGAAAGCGTCTCAAGGATAAGGTTACTATCTTCAATCCCGGTTCATCCAAGCAGTGGGCTGAGCGTCTTAGCGAGAAGTACGGCTGGAAGCCCAAGCTTACTGAGACTGGTAATCCTATCGTTGATGAAGAGACTCTCAGCAGTCTTGAGTATCCAGAGGCCAAGCTTGGTCTTGAGTATCGTGACATCAACAAGAAGATGGGCATGGTTACTGATTGGATTCAACGATCACGTAACGGCAGAGTGCATGGACGTACCAACTCGCAAGGTACTGCCACAGGTCGTGCTTCACACTCACAGCCTAATCTTGCACAGGTTCCATCTGATCATGACTGCCGTGCTCTGTTCGGTCCCGGACCTACTGATTGGGTACAGGTTGGATGCGACTTGAGTGGTATTGAGCTACGATGTCTAGCTCACTACATGTTTCCGTATGACAATGGTGAGTATGCCAACGAGATTCTCAATGGTGATATTCATACCGCTAACCAGAATGCTGCTGGTTTGCCTACTCGTAACGATGCAAAGACATTCATCTATGCTCTTATCTACGGTGCTGGTGATGCCAAGATTGGTACGATCATTGGAGGTAAGAGTAAGCAGGGCAAGGAAATCAAGGAGCGTTTCTTCTCTCAGATTCCTGCCCTTCACAAGTTGATGGAAGCTGCTCAATTCAAGGCAAAGAAGGCTGGCAAGCTCAAGTTGCTTGACGGTCGTGAGGTTCTTATTCGTTCTGACCACAAAGCTCTCAACACACTTCTTCAGGGTGCTGGTGCAGTCATCAGCAAGGCTTGGATTATTCTTGCCAAGCAGTATCTGAAGAACATTCCACACGAACTCATGGCTTGGGTTCATGACGAGCTACAGGTAGCCTGCCCAGCTGAGTACGCTGATCAGGTTGGGGAGCTGCTAGTCAAGGCAGCAAACGATGCAGGCACTCGACTTGGCTTTGCCATGCCTGTCGATGCTGAATACCAAATTGGCAAGAATTGGAGTGAATGCCATTGATTTCCTATCAGGTTGTAGGATACGATTGGTCTGATTCTCATTGGATAAATAATCAGATTACTAAACACACAGGATACAAATTAAATCATATTGGAATTCGATTTTATATCGTAGGATCAGTGTATGAGACATTCGTTGGTGCGAAAGGTAGTGATAACCTAATTCATTCCCGTACGATTCAACGTAAATATGGAGGCGAGTTTGTAAGTACTAAAGCAAAGCAGATCTCATCTGACAAACTACAGTCTTGTATTCAGCTTTGTGATGGGTATGGAATTGGTAATGTTCCGTATGCATATCTTTGGTGGTAAAGAACGAGCACTGCCCCATCAACTATTTAAGGAGGCTATCTCATGCATGTAATTGTTCTAGGTGGAATGGCACGAGTCGGTAAGACTGACGTTGCTGACTACATTGAAATGGAAGCAGCCGATGAGGGCTTCAAGGTTATTCGATTATCTTTCGCAACACCGCTAAAGGAAGCTGTAGCAAAAGAACACGGCTACGATGATTGGCGTATCTTCAAGGAGGAACAGCCAGATCTTTATCGTACTCAGTGTCAAGAGATTGGTGCTGCCAAGAGAGCAGAGAATCCTGATCATTGGGTAAACCTTTGGTGTGAGCGTCTTCAGGAACTCATGACAGAGGAGCTTGAGAATCAGACTGGTGATCTCTGGGAGGAGTATCTAGTAATCGCTGACGATTGCCGTTATCCTAATGAGCTTGAAGCTGCCAAGAAGTTTGAGGCACTTACTATGTTTGTCTTTGCAGGAGAGCGTGTTGCTGAGATCCCTGAGGCCGACGCCCCGTGGCGAGCACACGAATCCGAAGAGATGAGTCAGAAGGTAGAGGCTTTCCTTCCTGACTATGAGGAGTTGTTTGATTGGGCTATCTTCAATGATAAGGATCTAAATGTTCTACAGAAGAAGCTCGATGAACGTATGCCATTCCTTCTTGGTATTCATGGTCAACGCTATGGCAGACAATGCCAATGCAATGAGTGCAAGGCATTCAAGGCTGACATTCAGGCTGAGGAATTGATTGCTCACTTTGAGGAATCACTGGAAGAAGTGCTTAACGATGACACCTTGCCTGAGGAATTGAAGAAGCAAATCTATGATGCCTTTACCGATATCATTGATGATCTTCGTTCAGGTAATGCTGCACCAATGGACTTCTTCCGTAAGGGATGGTGGATGAAGATTGATGGAATGAACTTTGAGCCTGAGGAAGGAGACGACGATGATGATGCCTAAGACAGCATTGCTGGATGGTGACATGATTGCTCACCGAGCAGCATATATCACAGATGATATTGAGGAAGTACCAATGGTTGTTCGGCAGATCATGAGAGCATGGACTCCTCCGGGAGTGACTCATGTCTTCGTGGCACGATCAGCTGATAGAGCCGATAACTTCAGGCGTATGGTGTGGTCAGAATACAAGGCCCACAGAGACAATCAGGAAGTCGATGAGGATCAGCAGAATCGGCTAGCCTATGCCAAAGAACTGATTGCTGAAGATGAATTTCATTGTAAATTCGTTCCTACTCTGGAAGCTGATGATCTCATGGGCATTGCCTGCTCTGCCAATAAGGCGGTAGCTGTCACTTTGGACAAGGATTTACTGTCCTGTCCTGGCTGGCACTACAGGCCCGAATACTCCTACAAAGGTAAAGGTGGAGAAAAGGTGACAAAAGAGGCGGAATTATTGTTCCAACCGCCATGGAAAGCCGACCTATTGTTCCATATGCAGTGGCTTATGGGCGATATGACCGATAATTATCCAGGTATTTACAAGATGGGTCCAAAGAAAGCTGCCAAGTTACTGACCAAATGGCACCCCAGAAACTGGGATTCTGTCTGCTTGGCAGCCTATCAGAATGCTGGATATGACTATGATTATGCCCTCTCGATGGCTAGGGTAGCCAGAATCCTACGATCTGGGGAATGGACACCAGAAGATGGTGTCGTCCTTTATGACCCTTGGAAGGTCCAGGTCTAGGAATATATGAGAGGAACAAAAAGATTACTAGGATACTTAGGAGAACAAAACATGATTAAGTACTATGTTGCAGGCAACTATGAGCCTGAGGTAGCCACTGATGGTTCAGCTGGCTTAGATCTATTCGTTAATTCTGTCAATGGTGATAATTTAGGTACTGGTGTCCATGTGGAGATTCCAGATGGTCATGTAGGACTACTACTCCCTCGCTCCAGCTGGGGCGTCAAGGGATTCCAGCTAGCCAACACCTGTGGAGTTATCGACTCTGACTACCGTGGTGAGATTATTCTCATCAGAGATCTTCATCCACGTAAGGGATTCCTAACCATCAGTGAAGGTGACAAGGTTGCCCAGCTGATTGTGGTTCCCTGTGTGACTAAGACTTTCAAGTGCAAGGAGCACTCGGATCTTAGCTCAACTGCTCGTGGTTCTGGTGGCTTTGGTAGTACTGGAGGTGGCTGATGCCTGATATGACACCATTTCAAGAATTCATTGCTCTTTCCAAGTACGCACGCTGGCGAGATGATCTCGGCAGACGAGAGACTTGGGAGGAGACAGTAGATCGTTGGTGGGATTGGATGTGTGAGCAAGGCGGTGAAGCCATCGCTGAACGCTTGGACATTCGTGATGCTGTATTCAATCTAGAGGTAATGCCGTCCATGCGTGCTTTGATGACCGCAGGACCAGCTGCTGATAGAGATAATACTTGTATTTATAATTGTTCTTATATGGAATTAGACGGCCCTATTGCGATGGCTGAGCTACTGTATGTTCTCATGAATGGTACAGGTGTAGGCTACAGTGTAGAGCGTAGGGTTGTTGACAAGTGGACACCTGTTCCTGATGATATTATTCGTGATGAATCTGTTATTATCAAGGTAAAGGATTCCAAGGCAGGCTGGGCTGATGCGGTCAAGGCATTGCTAAGTAATCTCCTTGGTGGTGTGCATCCAACTTGGGATATCAGTGGGATTCGTCCTGCTGGTGCACGACTTAAGACCTTCGGAGGGCGTGCTAGCGGTCCGGGTCCATTGGAAGATTGTCTTCGGTTTCTAACCAATACAATCTACAATGCCCGAGGCCGTAAGCTTCGTCCCATTGAAGTACATGACATGGCATGTGTCATTGCTAACTCAGTCATCGTTGGCGGCGTGAGACGCTCGGCTATGATCTCTCTTAGTGATCTTGATGATCATGAGATGGCTCGTGCCAAGTCAGGGAATTGGTGGGAGAATCACTCCTACCGTTCCCTCGCCAACAACAGCGCAGTCTATGAAGAGAAGCCAGCAATGGATGTCTTTATGGAAGAGTGGCTAGCAATCTATCGCAGCTACTCAGGTGAGCGTGGTATCTTTAACCGACAAGCAGCTAAGAACTGCTCTGATCAGATTGGACGTAACTCCGATCACTTCTTCGGTACTAATCCGTGTGGTAGGTAATTTTGCCTCACGTTAAACAATCTTCAAATTGCTGGAAGCCTGTTAAAGCCTTATGGCGTTGGGTAATCAGCAGCTAAGCCCTACGGGGAAAGTTCAGAGACTTAATGGAGATCTTTCAATGAACAATACTTTTAGGCAATATGCAATCGAAATTATTCAATCATCCGATAGCGATAGTGTCGCCAAGATCAAAGAGGCTATGGAAGTCTTTGGGATCTCACAGGAAACTGTGTACTATCGTATCCGAACTATGTTTGGAGACAAGCTACGAGAGCTTCGTCGCCTTTACTTTGAGCCGCAAACACATGAAGTGGTAGATCGAGTTATCAACGGTACTATTGAAACCTTTAGGGAGTGGGCCTCCACTTTACCGGCCAGTGTTTCAAAAGGCTTGCTCGACAGGCACCTAGGCGTATCTACCTTTCATGCTGCAAAGAAGAAGCTAGCATTACAAAACCTAGACTTCTCCCAAAATGTATTTAATCCATGTCCCGAGCTAAACAGATCAATTCTTGCTGCTGCTCGGCTTGGAGATTCCTCAATGGATGTTCAATATGGACGCATGAGGACTGAGCATTGTACTAAGCAGAAGGACTGGGCTCTTACTAAAGCAGAACTTTTAGCTAGAATGTTTCCTCAATGTCGTAATTATACACACAAGGAAACAAAGAGTAAATCAGCATATCGAGTATATCATGGGACGGTAAAGTACAAGGATATGTACAAGCTCGCAAAGGAAGAGCTTGTTCAGTACTTATGTCCGACTGGTATCTGGTGGTTATTCATGGATGATGGTTACTTTCAGTTTGGCGACGGAAAGCAATCACTAATTTCGTTTGCGGTTGAGAATGAGACAATTGGGCAGCAGCTCGTTGACCTATTCAAGACCTATGGCTATGTAGCCAAGTATCAACAATGTAATCGCTCGGTTGAGATTAAGCAAGATCTACAGGTAATTAGTTTCCAGCAAGAGTTTATTCTTCCTTGGAAGCATCTTACTCCAGAGTGTATGCATTATAAAATCATTGATTGAAGATAAAGTCCGTTTATGGAAATTACTCTCAGGCCAATGGGCTTCTGTAATCTTTCGGAAGTAGTAGTACGTCCTGATATGAATGAAAAGGAACTGTATCGTCGTGTTGAGATCGCTACGATCATTGGAACGGTACAGTCAAAGTGTACACACTTCCCCTATCTTCGTAAGGGATGGCAGCGTAATGCTGAAGAGGAAAGACTACTTGGTGTGTCACTAACTGGTATTCAGGATAATAGACAACTAGCACTTGATCCGTTTGTTCTTAACAGGGCTCGTGAGATTTCTAAGGAAACAAATGAGCTATGGGCAGAAGCGTTGGATATTAATATCAGCCATGCTGTCACTACTGTTAAGCCTTCTGGTACGGTGTCTTGTCTTGTTGATAGTGCATCTGGTATTCACCATCGCTATGCTCCGTACTATATCCGTCGTGTTCGATGTGACAAGAAGGATCCGCTATATAAGCTCATGAAGGATCAGGGTGTACCCGGTGAGGATTGTGTCAACAACCCCAACAACACCTATGTCTTTGAGTTTGTTATTGGCTATAATGGCCGTAATACTAGAGATACTGCCTATGGAATGCTTACTGACTGGAGCACTGTTAAGCAGTATTGGACTGATCATAATCCATCAGTAACCATTGAGTACCAGCCTCATGAATTCATGGAGCTTGGCTCTCGACTGTACAAGGACTACTGGCAGATTGCTCAGGGTCTATCATTCCTACCAAGGAGTGAACATGTTTATAAGCAAGCTCCATACGAGGAGATCACAAAGGAAGAATATGAGCAGCGTGTTGCTGCATTCCCGGAGATCGACTGGATGAAGCTTAGTGAATATGAGAAGGAAGACACTACCAAGTCTTCGCAAACCTTTGCATGTAGCGGCAACTCATGTGAGATTGTC